ATAATATTCCTAGCAAGTCTCCTATTACATCCACCAAACTCTCCTATATTATATTCCTCGGCACCGTAATGTTCTGATATAATTTTTGAGAATCTAGTTTCCTTTTTATTTTTTAATTCAGCACCTCTTGTCCATGAGCATCCATCAAAATAGATCTTCATATGTCAAGTAAAAATTGTTGTTGATTTCTATTAGGTTTTATGAGGTCAGGTTGCACCAAAAATATTGATAGAACTACTCTTTCTTTCTTACTGGCATATCTATGCCAAGTTTTATTTGGTATACTATTATGGACAAAAAGTTTATTGGGTTTCCATTCAATTTCTATTTCAAAATCACTCTTTTTATCTGCCTTGATGTGATCTCCATCATCATTTTTACTGGGATTTTGACATAGTATCGTTCCTATTTCCTCTTCAGGCCACACATAATATGTGCAAGTGTTTATTCTTGATGCATTGTCTATATGAATTGGGTAATTATAATTTTCTGGTGTGATCGCCCAATGAACTAATTTTTTGAGTTTACCTTTGTATCCTCTATGTTCTGGAAGCATGTCAAAAAATTGATTTGTTTCTGGAACAATATCATGAGTTAGAAATCTAGTATACTTATTTCTTGATGTATAATCCTTTCCCTTGTGATCTGTATAAACAGAATTAGTCCCAGTTCTTTTATAAGTTTCGTACTCAAAGTGAGCGAGTCTTTTTATCTCAGAAAACCTATCTGGTGGTAGGAAATCATCTACCTGTAAATGATGCCATGGTTTATAATGGTGATTGATTTTCATCTTCTTCACACTTAGATTTGTATGCCCACTCAGTTGTGTGACCAACCGACCACTTATCTGAGTTCTCTACCATGTAATTCTGTGAGCAAACTTCAAAGTCTGGTTGCATTGTATTGTCAGATATAAGACTCTGATCTTTCCATATGATTCTATTGTTAGGTTGCAAAGCGAACTGACCATTATCTAATGCAATACAATTGAATGACTTATGTTCTGGATCATCCTGACTATAGTTTGTATTTAATGTAGATGATTGAGCATGACAATTATCAATAGTAAAACAATATTGTCCTTTGTGCATCTGTCTATCTTTACCAAAGAACTCACACCTATTGAGTAATGGTTTCTCAATGACAGTCAGATCATAGTCAAAGCAATCCCATATTTGTAGATGGTCAAGGGGTAGTTGATTGTCAACATCATAGTCTTTCTTCCACACAAATGCACTGATAGGTAACTTATCAAAGAGTGCACCATAATCATACAGTAGTGTCTCAAAGTATAATGCCTTGTGCATCACACTCTTGACTGAGATCCATGTGCCTGGTACTATCTCACCATGTCCTTTCTGATGATCGTATAAGAATTCTTTTTTCACATACACCGAGTACGGTGGTAAGTTATGAACCAAAAATGACATTATCTTTTTAGATTTTTTTGTACTTGATTGAGTGTGGTTTTCATGTTAGTAAATATTGTGCTAAGATCTGCATCACCAAAACCTAATTGATTAGATCCTCTCTCTAGTTGCTTCTTCATCTCAAGTGCCTGTGGATCATCAGATAACTTTATCCTTGCCCACATAATCTCTTGCTTCTCAAGCAATTCTTTTATCGTTTCAATGTGCTCCCACTTTGCTTCGTCACTCATCTTTGGAAACTCTAGGATCACTGAGTACAATTCTTTTTGTATGTCCATGATCTCTTGCATCTCGTCTCTAATGATAGGAGAATCAAAAAATTTACTCATCCCTTTCCCTCACTACTGACAGCATGTGTTTCTTGTATTTGTCTTTGTCGATATTTAGAAATGGAAGATACTTTCTTATCTTCATAGAGATAGTTTTCCATACAGGATCTTTAAGGTTCTTATCGTAGTCATCACAAAAAGAAAATAACTTTTCGTAGATGCACATTTGTTCTACAGATATTCTACCACCTAAATGTTCCTTTAGCAATGGTGGATGTCCTTTTGATGGACTGAATAATGTATCAAGATCATACTCATCCATGATGTCCTCTGACTGTTGTTTGAAATCATAGAACATACTCTGCTGTCTCTTCTGCCATTGTTTATATACACCCTCACCTGATCGTATTATGTTTCCTATCCATAGTCCTTGTGGGTTATCAGTCGCTACAAAATTAGCGAGAAAGAAATCACAGACCTCCTCATCACTATACTTTCTTGATGTTTTTTCAAACCAGTATCTATCTTTTCTCTTATAAAATGCGTCTATCTTTGCTCTTGATTGACCTCCATACTTATGGTAGTCATACTTTTCTTTTGTAAAATGATTTTTATATGCCAGATATTGTTTGTAAGTATCAAAGGGGGTCATGACAAGGTGCATAATTCAAATAGCAAATCGGGCGAGTGATGTTTTCTTTAGGTAATTTAATTCAGTTGCATTACATTTCAACTTTTCTTTCAATGGTTTTGATATCAGTTTCGTTACGTTTTCAATCTCAATATTATTCTCCTCACAGTAGTGACAGATTGCCTCTATGTAATCCATTTCATTGTTATGCTTGACAAGCATCTCTATATCATTAGAGAATTTATCTTGACAAAGAAAATTCTTTTTCAAGAGTTCTCTCCTTGCTTGTTTGGATTCAGATGGCACTAAGTTTGTCCTCCACAAATTTTTCAATGTACTTTACCAGTAGTCTCATATACTTCATTTTATCATACTCTTCGTAGACTGTCACCTCTCCGTTCTCACATGTCATAAGAATGACAAGTTTCTTCACAGGTATATCTGTGAGTTCGTAAAACATGCAAGCATATGCTGCTGCTTGAACAAAATAGTTCTCAATCCAATCCCTTGGTTTAGGTTTGGCAGCAGTTTTGAAATCTATTATTGACAGTTCACCATTATATTCTGCAATGCAATCAACAGTACCTGCAACACCTAGTTCTGTTGAGTAGAGACTTTTCTCTAAAGCGTAGATATTATTTATATTTTGCAGTGTTTTCTTTGCTTGAGTGAATAACATTTTAGGACCAGGTTTATCAAACTCTACGTCCTTGTTCAACAAGTAATTTTCAATGAGTGTGTGGGTAGAGGTTCCTCTTGAAGTCGCTCTCTTTGTAATTCTATCTGCCTCCTTGTCACCTACTCTCTTCCTCCACTCCACAAAAATTTGTTTGTTGAAGTGTGATGTAACTGAGGTGATAGACACCATTGGTCTGTCATTAACATTGTAATACCTGACACCATCAATAGTTTTCCTACTCAATGCAGGGAGTTCACATTCTACATGCTGAAACATTACATTCCTAGTTCAATTTTACTAATAAGATAACTCTTGACTATACCTGATCTTACAATATCATCCACACCAAACTCAACCAAATCAAACTCAGGCATCCTAGCAATGATCTTTTGAAAATCAAGGATACCATTCTTATCGTTGGTCTTTACGAGGTCAGTCTGGGCAACATCACCACAGAACATAATCTTGCAGTTTTCACCTACTCTTGTCATTATACTATCTAACTCGTGAAAATTCAAGTTTTGTGACTCGTCCACAATTATAATAGCATCATCAAGAGTTGTGCCTCTGATAAAAGAAGTAGACCAGAACTTGATACTGTCCTGTGTTTTGAGATTACCCCACAACATGTCAAAATCATTGTCAGTAGGCAACTCAAACATATATTTGACCATATGTTTGTATGGTATCTGATAAATGTCAGACTTATCCTCGTGATCACCAGGTAAGAATCCTATCTCTCTTGTGGACACAAGTGATCTTACAATGTACAACTTTTGATAAGGTGTCACAGGATCAAGCACCTCTTTGAGTGCAAGATATAAGGTAATAAAAGTTTTACCTGTACCTGCTGCACCATATAAAAATAAAGATTTACCCTCTGCATATTGATCAAACACTACCTTTTGATTCTCTGTCACAGGATCAACCTGCACCATCATGTCAGAATGAAAAGGTTTCTTCCTTTGCAATTGCTTGGCGGTCATTCCAGCACCAACGCTGGTTGCCATCTTCTTTTTTCTTGCCATTATGGAAAACGTTTCTGTGGTTTTACTTTTGAACCTGGTACCTGTGCTACCTTTGATAACACTTCATTCCACCCCCCGTCTGTACGACTGTAAACGTCACCTGTTCCACTGACTACCCCACCTGTACCTGCACTCCAGTCTTTATCCCAGTCTGGATTGTCCTTTCTCCATTGTTCATATTCTTTCACAGACATAGTAAGTTCTTGTGTTTCACCTGTCTTCAAATTTTTGAGAGGATAACTTGGCATATGATTTTGTAAGGTGTTGTATTTATGATGATATTATAACCTTTCTTTTGGTTTTTTGCTGCTGTGCTGCACTAAAATGTAATGGTCTTGAAGTACACATGTTGCATACTGATTCTGCCTTTAGATTATTATTGCAAAATAATTCTAGTTCTTCGTCTGTGCAATCCACAGGCAAACCATCTACGATATACTCTTGCCAATCAGGATCATCTGATTGATCCATTACATATAACATCTCTCTCAAGAAGGCAGTGTTGGGACACTTCCACAATTTCCCATTATATAACTGTGTGTTAGAACAACTACACCATTTGAAACTCTTCTCTGGATTACCTTGATTGAATGGGTGTACTTTATCTCCTCTTTTCTTTATTGAATCAAACCATCTATCGACTCCCGTATGGTGTTCGGTCACCAGTACCTTGGGATGATTGAACTCTTTGATTATCTCCTCCACCTTGTCAAGGTGTATGCTTATTCGCAAGAAGACTTGATCATCTTCTAATACTCTTCTGACCCAACCTTCATTCTGTAGGAGCAATAAGCCATTGGTATAGAGATAAACAGGAGAATTAGTATGTGATCTACATGCATCGACAAGTTCCTCGCATCTTGGATTTAGAAGTGGTTCGCCACCTATGATGGATACCCTACCAATATCTAGTCTTGGTAAGATAACTTCTATATCTTTTATTAGAGCATCAGTATTTAATTTACTGCCAGGTGCAAAGTAATTACTGAAGTGATTGCATCCCTTACATGTGAGATTACAACCTATCGAAGCACTAACATCAAGTATTTCTAATTTTGGTGCCATAATGTACTAGGTACGCTGCTCCTATAGATGTTCCTCCATCATGTGCAATGGGTTCTGTATATAGTTTCACTGCTTTTGGTAATCTTTTCCTCAACTTATAGTTGGCAACACAATTCAACATACAACCACCTGATAGTACGATACAATCACATCCTGTTTCCCTTATAGCATCCTCTACTAATACATGTAGTCTTGCCTCCCATAGTTTCTGGCACTCATGTGTGTCCCCCTCACCTAATGCTGCATGACCCATGACCTTACCTGCTTCCCTATGATCCCATCCCATAGATGTGGCAGTGACCTCAAATAATTTACCAAACCCCACACTTTCTGGTTTAGTAAGACGTTTTTGTACACAGGTGAATTCATTATGACTTACATGATATATGCTCTCACACTCCCCATTAGATCCTACACCATCAACCACCACCACTGCTGCTTCGAGAAAGTCTGATCTATAATATCCACATGCAGCATGAGCAAGATGATGCTTCTTCATGAAGTCATGTAAGGGAACGTTGGGAAATAATCTTTTGATCTTTGCATTTGCTTTTGCTGTGAACATCATCTTATCACATCCCTCTTTTGCAAAAAGATAATCACAATCCACCACCGCTATCGCATCAGGTTTCAAGTCCTCAGTGATGAGATTCTCTACTCTAAAATCATATTTCTTTCTTGTTATTCTTTCTGCCTCATGATACAATTCAATCTGCCCATCATTGAGCAAACAAATAGAACCATGCTCTGCCAAATTCACTCCAAGTATTCTCATAAAAACCTATAGGGTCAAAATTTTGCCGAGTTTTTTTTCCCGATAAATGAAAAACAAAAGGTCATTTTGAAATCACCTTCTGCACTTCTGGAAAATAAAGATAGTCTAACTCAGTCTTCATGAATGTATCTATAGCATCTCTAGGTGTCTCCACTAAAGGATCTCCAGCAAGATTGAATGAAGTGTTGAACAGCATTGGCACCTCAGTAATATTATAAAAGGCAGTGATAAGATAGAAGAAATGAAAGTTCTGACTCGATGTCACTGTTTGTATTCTGCAGGTATGATCCACATGTAGTACAGCAGGTATCAATTTTCTAACATCAGGAAGACTATCGACAGCATACATCATGT